AAGTACCAAAAGGTCAAAAAATTGACATTAGTAAAATCTACAATCCTGTAGATGCTAAGAATCTTGTTCGGCGCAAACCAAAAAAGATTACTGATCTTATTGCATTGGCTGAGCAGAATCCCAAAATCATGACCGAGTTAAATCAGCTTAAAGCGCAAGGTGTACAATTTAGTACAAAAGACTTTGGTGTTTCAGGCTACACGGCACTTAAAGATTATTTGTTTGATGAAATTGCACAAAGAGATTTGGTATTAACACACATATCAAATATATTGCCAGTTTTCACCCCTTCATTGACTAGCCCTGCTTTTGTCGCAGACGTTGGGGGTGACCTTTATAATTACGACACACAGCACGGGCTTACTTTGTTTGCATTGTTGTGCAAGTATGGTCTCATTAAGGAAGTTGATCCTGAAAATTACCTTAATGCACAGTATGCATCGTATACCATTAAAAATGCAAGTGCAGGATTGCCAGCATATAGCGCAATGACTAAGAATGGTTTAGGTCAAAAGAAGTGGTCTAGCTATGACCATCACAAAACTAAAGTGGGTTTGGCTCGACAATATCCTACTGAGTACGGAAAAATGTTTGAGAAAGAATCAAGTTTGCAAGACCTGTGCGAACTGTATGAGGCTATTCCCGTAAGTCCGCAAAGTACCTATACTGGTAAGGCTGGTACTATTAGTCGTGTTGATGCATTGTACAAGTATGAATTCAATCAAGTAGAATTTACTTTGGAACGTCACAAAGCACACTGGCACGGCACACACTTTGATGATGCTGCGTATGGTTTTTATGGCAATATGATTGTGTACGGCAAGAGTGTTGGTTGGTCTAAAAAAGAGTTAACAAAACTATCAGACCATTTGAATGCTATCGTGTTTGACTTTTTCACGGACCTAGCAGGTGCTCGTACTGTGGTTGTCAATACACATGAGCGTTGGTTTAAGGCTTGCAACCCGTTAGCAAAAAAGGTTCCTAGTCCGACTGATGACTGCTTTTTGGCTATTATTCAAAAAATGTATTTGAAGTTGAATGGTTCTACAGTGACCAGTCATGCTTATAATTTTATTCACAATGGCAAAGACATTTACGATTACTTGCCCGAAGAAATTAAAAACAAGGTAGATAGCTATGCACAAATTGGCATTGACTGGTGATTGTTCTTGGTTCTATATCCTAGAACTATCGCACAATAATATTAAGGGATTTGGCATTACCACAAGCGCCGAAAGGCGTTTGAAAAAAGGGTATTGCTATCCCTCTGCATCAATTCAAACATTCTGTAATTTATATTACGGTAAACGTTCGCAAATCCAAGCATTAGAGCGTTGGTTTAAAAATGAATATCGTAGTGATTTGTTAGTTTTGATTGACAGGAAACTTGAATGGATTGACCCAAAAAGCGAACTAAACGATTTGCAAAAAATGGTCAAGACTATTGAAGATAGAATCGTGTCTTGCAATTATACCGAAATTTATCGTATCAAAAAGGAACATCTACCATTCAGCCCCGGTAAAGTGTTTAAAGATATCAAAGATGATCCTGACACATTTTTGGAAACCATTTAACTTTACTATTATTAAATAGTAGTATATAATACAAAACATGAAATACGCACTTATCGATACCGCAAATACATTCTTTCGTGCCCGTCACATTGCATCACGCAATAGTACAGTGGACGAGAAGATTGGTATGGCAATACATCTTACTATGGCTAGCACTAATCAGATTGTGCGTAAGTTTGGTATTGACCACGTAGTGTTCTGTTTAGAAGGTCGTAGCTGGCGTAAGGACTTCTATAAGCCTTATAAAGCCAATCGTGTAGTAGATACATTGTCTCAGACAGAGGCTGAGGTTGAAGAAAACAAAATGTTCTGGGAAACATACGAAGCCTTCACAACCTATCTCAAAGAGAAAACAAACACAAGTGTCCTGCGTGACCCTAAGGCTGAGGCTGATGACTTGATTGCACGTTTCATCCACTTGCATCCCGATGATGAACATTTTATCATCAGTTCAGACACAGACTATGTACAATTGATTACTCCTAAGGTCAAGCAATATAACGGAGTGACTGGTGAACTAATTACTCTTGAGGGCTATCTCAAAGAGAATGGTAAGCCTGTACTAGATAAGGAAAAGAATCCTAAACTACTTGAGGATCCACAGTATTTATTATTCAAAAAATGTATGCGTGGTGATGCAACAGACAACGTATTTTCGGCATATCCGGGTGTGCGTGAGAAAGGTACACAAAAGAAAGCTGGATTGATTGAGGCTTATGCTGACCGTAATAAGCAAGGCTTTGATTGGAACAACATGATGTTGCAACGGTGGACCGATCACGAAGGTGTTGAGGTCCGTGTGCGTGATGCATACGAACGCAATCGGGTATTGATTGACTTGACAGCACAGCCAGATGATGTTAAACTATCAGTAGATACAAACATTCGTGAGGGTGTGCGTACAACAACTATTCCGCAAGTGGGCAGTCATCTACTAAAGTTTTGCGGAAAGTATGAGTTGAACAAGATTAGCGAAAACTCAGAGACATATGCTAAGTGGCTCAATAGCCCTTATGTAGGTGTACTAGTGTGAGATATGTTTTGGTTATCTGTTGCTTACTACTGCATGGATGTGCAGTAGTAGCAGTTGCTGATGCAGGTGTTACTGTAGTGGCGACAGGAGTGAAAGTTACAGCAAAGGCAGTGGGTGCGGTTGCAGATGCAGTCATACCCGGGAAGAAATGATTGAGAAAAGAATACAAGAACATAAGAAAGCAGCCGAGCAGTATGTAAAGGACAATTTTCCTAATCTAAAACCTACCTATAAAAGTTACCAAACTAAGGTCGATAATAAATTTGCACAGTTGATTATTAATGATTGTTGTGCTATAATTACACAGGCTTCTACATTTAGCACATTACCAGTACAGTATATAAAATCTATTAGAGAAATGTTTGATTTTGAAGATGAAAGTAACTTACCAAAACAATGAGCCAAAACATCGTATTAAATCAATACGATTCGGTGAGCCAGGTTTCATTATGAATGATGAAAATGGTTTCAGTATTATACCCAGGGGTAGTTTAGAAATCAGTAAAGAATGTCCTGAAAATTATAGAAAGATTTTACTTGAATGTATTAACAAATGCTGGTTAATACCAGTCGTGCATATGAAAGAATCCGAATGGATTTGGGATAAACTAGGAGAATAAAATGATATTTGATTTATTTAAAAACAAAGACAAAGACAAAAGCAATGTGCTTCCATTTCCTGGTCCTTATGTTGAACCAGCTAAGCCAGTGAAAGAGCCTGAACCTAAAACATTATATTCGTTTGGTATTACTGACGATAACCGCTTGACATTTACAATGGGTTATACTACACTTACAATGAATGAAGTTGGTGTACAACAGTTAATTGAACAACTAGAATTTTTTAAAAACCAACTGAGTAAAGAACTATGAAACTAAAAATTTGCGGAATCACATACGAAGTATTGTATAAGACACCTGAGGAAATGCAAGGTAATATTGGCCTTGCATTATTCAATAGTCAAGAGATTTGGATTAACGATACCTTCACTGAGCAGACTAAAAAGATTGCATTGTGGCATGAAGTGTTACATATTCTAGACCATGCATACAATCTAAAAATGACAGAAGAACAAGTTAAGTTTCAAACACACGCATTGATTGCATTAGTAGAAGATAACCCAGAGATATTTAATGGCACAACATAGTAATTATTGGAGTTGCACACCTTTCGCTGATTGGATTCGCGGTACACCTAAGGGTGGCGCAAAGACTAGTGAAGGTTGGGACGAATGGCGTGATGAAGCACAACGTTACAACCCTGTGCGTTATTGGATTGCCGAAGAAGGCCTTAGCTATCTACAAGATTTTGTAACTTATCCTATTAGAAAGATTTATGATGTTAAGTATTACATCAATAACCGTTATGTTACTCGTACTCATGCTCTCACCGCTCATCACCGTGATATTAAGCCTGGTACTTGGAGTGATGTTGGCAGTCGCTTCCTTCCATGCTTATTTAATGAGTTGGTTGATTTTGTCGAAATCGAACAAGCCTGGAGCCACATTGCGTGGGGAAACAAGGAAGATCGTGCTAAATATGATGCTCCTTTCTATGCTAGTGGTTGGTGGCGTTGGCGCACTTGGCGTTGCCCTCAAGCAGGTCTCGACCATCTTGACTGGGCAATGACACTTACTGATGTTGAATGGTTAGATGAAGATAAAAAGCATTTAGCAAAACCAACAAGTCAAGCATTAGCTGCCAAAGAGATTAAAGAACTTTACACATGGTGGACTGTTACATATCGCAATCGTCCAGACCCATATGACGCAAGTGGTTGGAGTGACTACTGTGATAGTTTGCGTGGTAAGTTTGGTGATAACTGGATTGGCAAAAGTTCAAAAGATAAAGTTACTAAAGTGCAAAGCGATAAGGCTCTCAAGTTGCTACGCAAAATTGAAAAAGCCTACGAAAAAGAAGATGAACAAATGATGATTCGTTTGATTAAAATTCGTGATAGTTTGTGGACATGATATGAAAAAGATTTATTATGAAAAGAAAGGCAAGAGGTATGTACCTGTTGCTGAATACGATAGTGACTACTTAGATAGTTTTCCAAAAGGCAGCACTTTAGTGATGTGCTATCCAGGTGGGCAGAGTCGCAGATACAACATTGATCCTAACTATGCTGCCTTGATCGCTGCTGCTCGGGTGGCCGAAGATGCTATGATGCAAGCCATGCAAAAAGCCAGTGAATTGAAACCTAAACAAACTCCTATCACTGAAAGACAGCGTAGGGCTTGGGCAAACCTGGCCAAAGAGTTTGGTGATGAACTTTGCACCTTGAATGGAGCAGCGTCATACGACATTGCCCAAGCAGGTATCAAGGCTTTACAAGAGGAAGCGGATAAGTTATTGACTAATCCTGCTGTCAAAAAAGCCTATGAGCATTTTTTACTTGTCGCTGAACTGACTAAGTAATACCCAAAACAATAGACAACTATTGTATTTTCTGTTATAGTTATATTCTTTTTAACAAAGGACTTTTATGTTTACAATTATCGTTGGTATTTTGGTAGGTATTGTTATTGCAGTGGGTATTGCTGCACTAAGTGATTTTCAGAAATTTAGTGCAGGTATTGCAACAGGATTAGTCGTAATTCTGTTGAGTATCGGTGTATCAAGTTTCACCGTTATTAGTGCAGGACATACTGGTGTACAAGTTACATTCGGTGAGGTTAACTTAAACCCATTAACTGAAGGTGTACATATCGTAAATCCTATCAGTAGTATCACTGATGTAGATGTTCGTCTACAGAAGGCGGAACTCAAGGGTGCTAATGCAGGTACCAAAGACTTGCAAGTTGTGCATACTGATATCGTAGTGAACTATCGTCTTGACCCACTCAAAGTACCACATATCTATAAAGAGTTTGGTCTTAATGTAGATGAAAAGGTTCTTGGCCCTGGTATCAATGAGGCGTTTAAGAGTGTGACTGGTCACTATACAAGTGAAGAATTGGTTACTAAGCGTGATTTGGTTAGTGCAGAGATTCTACAACACTTGGTTACTAAAATGGCTCCGTTCAATATTGCAGTAAGTAATATCAGCTTGGTGAACTTTGGATTCAGTCCTGAATATCAAAAGGCTATTGAGGCTAAAGTTATCTCTGTACAACAAACTGCTAAGGCACAACAAGACCTAGAGCGTATCAAAGTTGAGGCTGCAAGTCGTATTGCACAGGCAGATGGTGAAGCTAAAGCTATTGCGATTCAAGCGGCTGCTATTCAAAGTAATGGTGGTGAGAACTATGTTAAGTTGCAATGGATTGAAAAGTGGAATGGTGCGTTGCCTAGCACAATGCTTGGTGGTGACACAAAGACATTGATGAACATCGGTAAGTGAGGCGTTATATGGATCTAGACGAATTTGTTTCAAGATTGGATGCAAAGGATGCAGAGTTGGATCCAGCAGAGTATGAGACTTACTTTGAACTTGACAGTGATGAATACCGACTATACGAAGAATGGAGAGACATAGTTGAAGTCTCTGAAACCAACGTGGTTTTGAAAGACCTACTGAGTAAAGTTAAAATGGTGTATAATCTGGTCAAGATACAGGAGTTGAATAGCTACGCCTCAGGATAATCTGACGGCATTAGTGAGACTGCTCTAGGATGTGTATGAACTAACATTAAGGTGTATAAAATGCGTAAGTATATCACTAACAAATTCAATAGTGTATTTCTTCCTTACGAAGAAGGTATGATTGAATGGCTTAATGAAAATTACCCGCACAGTCAATATCGTATAGTGGAGGTAGCATGAACGAACGAATTCGAGAACTTGCTGAACAGGCTACCTCTATTCAAGGCCCTACACCTTACAATCCTCTTACCTTTGAAGTGTTTGACAAAGAAAAGTTCGCTGAGTTGATTGTTCGAGAATGTGTTGACAAAACCTTTGATAGCGAAAAGGGTATCGGTCCAACACGATGGAAGACTCAAGTAATGGCAGAGTTAAAAGAACATTTTGGAATTGAATCGTGAACCAACAACTAATAGATAAACTTTTACATAAGGCTGGTGCCCATTTTGGTGCAGAGGGTATTGACTATTCCAATTTTACATCAAGCAAGTTTGCCGAGTTGATTGTTAGTGAATGTACCAGTCTTTTATTTGACGAGTCCGAACGCCTTTACGGATATTCTACTGAATGCGATAATATGCGTGAAAGTGACGAGGCTGAATTGGTTGCTGAAAAATGCGTTGACCTGATTACAATGATTGAACAACATTTCGGAGTTGAAGAATGAGTTTAGATGTATATTTAATGGTTACTAAGCCAGTAGAGGTTTACGATGCTAATATCACACACAACCTCGGCAAGATGGCAACGGAAGTAAAATTGTCAAATGGTATGACATTGTATCAAGTATTGTGGCGTCCCGATGAACAAGAAGGGTTGAAGTTTGCTAAAGATATTTCAGAATTATTAGATGAAGGCTGGAACATCCTGTTGAGCGATCCTGAACATTACAAAAAGTTTAATCCAGAGAACGGCTGGGGAAGTTATGATGGATTGTGTAACTTTGTGTACAAGTATAGAAACGCATGTTGGGATAATCCAGATGCGGAACTACAGGTGTCAAGATGAACGAACAACAACTAATTGGGTATACCGAGCGTGAAGAAGGGTTTTATCCCTTGTATTCTCCACCAAAAGGTAGTATAGTTACTCATGCGTTTATACTTTGTAAGTATTGTAATGGTTCTATCTATCATTGTATGGGACCACGGTATGATGCGGTATGTTTAACTTGTTATGAGAAGGATCCAGATGTCCGATAAAATTAAAGAACTTGCCAGAAAGGCTGGATTGATTGCACCCTATGGTAGTGATCGTGAAGGCTTGCGTGATTTTGATTACAGAGAATTTGCCGAGTTGATTGTCAGAGAATGTGGCCGAGTGTATATTCAGAACCAACAAGATGGCGTGATGACGCTGACTGAAGATTTATTATACCATTTAGGAATTAAAAAATGAATAGAACTGAAATCAAAATACTGATTATCGGTGTCATCGGTCTTGGATTAGGAATGATGTGGTTGGGCAATATATTAGCAAGGCTTGGACTATGAAAGAACGACTTGAAAAACTTGCCGAACAGGCTACTACCTATATTGAACCAACATCAACCAGCGGTGAAGGTTGGATCTTTGACAAAGAAAAGTTCGCCGAGTTGATTGTGAGGGAATGTGCCAAGGTTTGTCGTGATCAGCCAAACATTTATGCTCATAAGGCTGACAGAGATAATTGTGCTATTG